CGTCCTATTTTGAATGTTTTTAAATTGGTACTCCGAGCAGGACTTGAACCTGCGACCCACGGTTTAGAAAACCGTTGCTCTATCCAGCTGAGCTATCGGAGCATAAATGGGTGTAGGAACGAGTCTCTCTCTCTTTTCGATATTCGTAAAGGCCCGACCGAATACCGCCTACATAAATTTATATTTTGAAAGTTATATTTTTTTTGTTTTGATGTCAAATGTTTTTTTCAATTAATTGGAATGATGTTATTTAGTCACTCAGTCCCTTAACTATTCGCATCATAATAGGTTGAAAGGGCCGTTTGTCAAGTTAAATTAAAACTTATTCTTAAATTCGTACAAAGGCTATTTTCAGTGTAAATCTACTATAGATGGACACTCTGCATACTATACGCCACGACATACATTCCTCTCAAACGTTTGAAGTATTTACTTCTGGTAATTTCGTATCGGGGATATTGGATTTTTTCCCTTTATATCCGACTGGTACTCCTCAAAATTACCACATGTATATCTATGCAATGCAGGAGTATAATAGAAAACTTGATGGTTTCGGTGGCCAAGTAATAGAACCTGTTGATGCTGGTTTTAGGCCTATAAATTTTGCAAGTTTCTTTGGTGGTGTACCAAGTCCTGGAATAAACGACTTCCTACTAATAGAGGCTGGTGGATTTTTATTACAGCAAGATTCTTTTAAGCTCGTTCTAGAGCAGGACGACTAGTTTTTGCTCTATTTCTCTTAATTGGTGTATATAAATAATATGCCGAAAACAGAATTCAATGCGGTTAGCAGTATGTTCGAGCTTTCCCATCAGGCTGGAAAGAGGTCTCTAGATAAATGAGCTACTTATCTGCCCTAATAGACTTCAATGGGAAAGTAGATGGATGTAATGGCATTATTTGCGGATGTAATGAAGTTGCAAGCGCATTCGATTTAAAGATACAAGGCAACGATTGTGTTGTAGATATCAACTCAAACAAAGAACATTCGCCAGTCTTCAAATATAAAGAGTATCACCAATCCTGTATGGAAAATATGCTTATCCCAGCAATTCAACCAGATGTAGATATAAAATATTTGGCAGCTATATTTGACTGGTTCGGGTCTTTCAAGATATTGCAAGTGGGAGAAAGATACTATCCACAGGTGGTTTTTAAATCTAAGGAAATTTCACACTTCTTATGCGGTCACCTAGGAAAGCCAGTTAAGGACACTTTAGTTTTACATTCAAAAGAGATTTTATATTTTTTAGAAAACACTAAAAATTTTATGTTAAGAAGAACTGAAGAGGCTGAGGTGGTACTTGAATGTGCCATAGACTCTAAAAATCCCTATAATAAAGATAGAATGTTTTTATTAAAAGATTATTTAAAAAAAGCTATTTAATGTAAAAGCGGTGTAATACACACTACATACATACTGCATGAATATAAACGAAAATAATCGATTAGACCGCATTGAAGAGAAGATAGACAAGATGGCAGAAGCTATTATATCTATAGCTCGTGCTGAAGAGAGAATATCTACTTTGGACAACTCTACTAAAATTATTCTTAAGAGGATGGTTGATCAGGATGACCGATTGAGATTGCTTGAGAGAGACCTTTCTCACGTTGAAGATACCACGCAGACTATTCGGTCTGTAGTATGGACTATGACGACAGCAGGAATTGGAGCATTAGTTGCTGGATTTATTTGGATGTTTGGTACACTTCCATTCGATGGCAGTAATCTGCCAGGTCGTTAACAGGTAATTATCTAACAGTAGTTAAGCTACTGCTTAATTAAAAGGCACTGCCTTTAGGTAGAAAATAGTCTGCTTTAATTTTAAAAATTGTTTTTTTAAATAAAAAAGCATATATATAATATATGAAATTTTGTACAGACTGCGGTTCAAAGGTAAAGCCATCTAATGGCTCCTACCCTAAATTTTGTGCTGAATGCGGAAACGCATTTGGCGTTAAAACTATAAAGAAAGAAGTGTTTGAGGAGGCTGATGAAGTAGATGAGTTCTCTCTATCAAGCCTAGACTTTGATTTTTCGAATGAAGATGATTCTGTTCTAAAAATTGAAAACGTTATAGGTTCCAGCGAAAGTGGCGAACCAAAAAAAATAAGTAGAAAAACGTCCTTTGCAAGTATTGATGAGCTAAGAGTTAGAATGAAACAAAATTCAATTGACGAAGCGTAATGATGATTTTTGAAGACGTTGAGCCGAATATAGAAAAACTACTAATTAGATACAGAAACAAGTGGAATCTTGATGTGATTAGACACTATGAGTTTGAAGACTTTAAGCAAGATGTGAAACTTCATATTTATCTTAAATTCCAAAAATGGAAGCAATCGGAACCTTTTGACCCTTGGTGTTCTAGAGTTATTCACAACCAGCTTATCAATAAGAAGAGGAATTTATTTACCAACCATAGTAAACCTTGCTCTAATTGTTTTTTTAATAATGGTGGTGATTCATGTGGATTTACGGAGAGTAAGACTCAATCTGTTGAGTGTAGCAAGTTTAAGCAATGGACGAAAGGTAAGAAGAGTGCTTATGAAATAAAGACTGCAACTGATATTGACTCTGATTTTTTGGAGATATCTAAAGTCGAAGACTTGAATATAGATTATGAAAAGTTTCTGTCTTCAATTAGGGTGGAGATACTTGATCGCATTAAAAATGCAAAGTACAAGATGACTTCCACTACGCTAAAGATATTTGATATGACTTATCTACAAAAAAAAGATGACAATGACATATCAAGAACGCTAGGATATACTACTAGTGAGAGAAATAGGAATCCAGGATATAGGAACCTGTCTTTACATAGAAAGATAATTAAAGAAATAGCAAAAGAACTTTTAACCAAAGAAGACTACGATTTTGTATGAAAAATAAATTTACATTAACAGATTCTCAGAAGGAATGGATCAAGAAAAATGCAGAGGAGCTTGAATACGATGTTAAAAGTATTACAATCTCTATAACTGGGGACAAGGCTAAGGACGGAAGATCTTTGGAAGGCATGGCTGTAAAGAAGTTTTTGTCAGAAGACTTGAACGTAAAGCCTCAGGTTAGAAGCGTTAACAGTGCAGAATACGAAGCCTTTCAATTGACTGACAAACAAAAAGAATTTCTTAGATTTAATTTTGAGAAAATGTCAACCACTGAGCTTGCTCTAGAGCTTTTTGAAGAACTTAGAGACATTGAGCTGCGTAGGGTAGCTTTTAGCAAGCCAGGAGTGGCCATAGCGAGGTTTTTAAATCAAATTGGGGCATCTGCCAACAAGCAGGGTAAGCAGACTAAATTTCAGAACCCTGACAGCGTATCTTCAGCTTTGATGATTATCAATAAATTTACTGGAGCTAAGCTTGAAGAGAAGAAGCTTAAAGATCATCAAATTGAGTCCATAGAAGGTTTGTGCGTTAACTTAAAAAGAGTGGGCGTTAGACATACTATGGAAAACTTTAAGGAGGAAATAGAAAGGGAGAGATTCTTGGAAAGCTTTATATGTGATACTTGGGACAAAGAGGATCTTACATCTGGAGAGATATCTCAGTACATTGACTTGGCGGGTGAGAGAGTTCACCTAGATCAAATTAAAAACCATCAAATGGAGCTTAAAGAAATGATGGAGGTTTCGATGCGTAATGATGACAAGATCCAATATACCTTAGTTGAGAGTATTGACAAGCAGATACAGAATAGGGATAAGTGCATGGGTCGAATAGAGAAGCTTCAAAAGAGTTTGGAGGGAACTAGAACGCAAAGGTTAAAGGACAAGTCTCCAGACAACGTTACAATTCTTTCGATTATTGAAAAGTTTATGAAAGAAAAGGAGAGAAAACAGATTCTAAAGATGCAAAAGAGAAAAGACGAAATTTTATCTAAAGACATAGACAGCTTGGATGATATGGATGAATATGTATCTAGAGTATTAGGCATAACTAAATCTGAAATTATTAATCAATAATGAGATACTCAGAGTTTAAAACTGAAGCAGAGTTTAAAAAGTATTTGCGCAGAGAGAAGATCTTGATGGCGGAATACTTTGAAAAATTTGAACCACGATATGATTTGTATTCTAATGAGGTTATAAAGTATAAAGATAGGGCTAGTTACTTGTCTACATATTTTAATGATAAGAGGAATATGAGCAAATGGCTCAAGATTCAAGATAAAGAAACTTCTTTAAATTTTATAAAAAATAGATTTAAATTTAGAAAAGAAAAGGACGAGCTGCAGTTCGTACCGTCTCAAGTGGAGAGCAGAAGCTTAAAAGAAATTCCATCAATAAATGCATATCCTTATATCGAGGAAGATATTGTATGGGAAGGCTTAAACCTAAAGCAGAGGTTTGTTTATGAGGAAGTAGATTATAAATTTGATAATCTGGACGAAGCTATCATAGGAATCGATACAAGAGAGAAGAATAGATTAGATCTTAAGGGAATTAAAACTATAAAGCATAAGTTTGATTTTGGAGATTATGGATTTATAAATGAACCTTACTTTTGTAACATATTCTTCGAAAGAAAGTCTATTACAGATTTGTGGGGTACGATGTCTAAAGGCTATGATAGATTTTGTAGGGAAATTGAAAGGGCTAAAGATTCTGGAGCATATGTCATAGTTATGATCGATTATGCTTATAGTAAAGCTACTGGTTACAACTTTAATAAGAAATATTCTAAATCAACATCTAAATTTATTTTTCATAGAATTAGAAAGATGCTGCAGACTTATGATAACGTACAGTTTGTTTTTTCTGGTGGCAGAGATCAAAGTGAATACCTAATCAAGAAGATAGGTTTAATAGGTGAAAAGGCAAAAACTTACGACATACAGTATCTTTTAGATACTAAAAAAATAAAATGATTGAAAAAGGAAACTTTGGGCTAGAAGCCCCCGACGTAATAGACGAGATGCTTAAGGTCGAAGGAGACCTAACTGAAGCTGAAGCTTCTGAGATGGTTGCAAGGCTATTAGCATCAAAACCAGGTCTACTTTACAATATGCTTACTGGTGGAGAGAATCTATTTAGCTTTCAAATAGCCAAAATGGCTGTCTTAGCCAAGAGAGACTTCACCTTAGATGTAAGTGCTAGAGGTGGAGCCAAAACCTTCACTACGGCAGTATTTGCACTAATATATGCTATTACTCATCCTGGAATTAAGATCCTAGTACTGGGTCCTACCTTAAGGCAGGCCAAGACTCTGTTGAATTACATAATGGATATATCCAAAAAGCCTAATGCTTTCTTACTGCGGCAATTTCTAACCGACAAGAGTTACAAGAGAGATCCAGATAGATATTCCATAAAAATTGGAACTGGTATATTTGGTCCAGAGTCAGAAATTTTTGCTATGGCATTGGGTGATGGTAAGAAAATTCGTGGAGCTAGAGCGCAAGTAATTATCCTCGATGAGGCTTTTGCTATTCCTCAAAACATCATTGATGAGGTTATTGGGCCGATGATGATTGTCAATGCGAATATTTCGGAGAGAGTTGAAACCAAAAAGATAGAGGACAAGTTGGTGGAAAGCGGAAAAATGAAAGATAGCGAGAGACGCAAGTTTCCTAATAATAAGATGATAATGCTATCTTCTGCTTGTTATGAATTTGAGTCATTCTACAGAAGATTTGAAAGCTATAGGAATAAGATTCTAAACCCAGATATAGATAGAGAAGAGGGGGAGATTACATACGGCATTGTCAACTTAGGTTGGGAAGCCCATCCACCAGAATTACTGTCGAAGACATTTGTATTGAGGGAGCAGGAGTCAATGTCTGAGGATTCATTTAGAAGAGAGTATGAAGCTCAGTTTTCTCCAGACTCAGCATCTTATTTCAAGATGTCCGTGATGGCGAAGAGAACTTTGGAGCCAGGAGAGTACCCTCATGTTGAGATAAAGGGAGATGACCCTTCTAAATATTTTTACATTCTTGGGATTGACCCCAATTTCAGTAATTCAGAAACTAGTGACAACTATGCGATGTCTTTGCTTAAAGTGGAAAGAGGCAAGGAGAATAAAGGGACTTTGGTACATAACTATGCGGTCGCAGGACTTGAGGCAGAAAATATTATCAATTATATAATTTATTTGATCACTCATTTTAATATCGAATATATTTGCATGGATTTCGCTGGCGCTAGACAGTCTTTAGATACTTGGAACAACTCCTCTTTATTTAAAGAGAGGAATTTAAAACTGGAAGACTTTGAAGCTAAGTTTGATTCGGAAAAAGATGTCAGAAATAGTAAGTACTCTTATGATTTAGGCTCTAGAAAGATTGTGCATATTCAAAACTTTAATACTGGATGGATTAGAGAGGCTAATGAGTATATGCAAATGTGCTTTGACAGAGGAAAGCTATTCTTCGCATCTGCTCCTATTGACAGTGAATTTGAGAGTATGGTAAGGAAGAAGGATGTTCCTATGGATAAAATATATTATATATATGGACAGGAAAATGAGGACAACTTCAATGAAGACGATTGGTTGAAAAAAAAGCAGTATGATTTCGTTGAACATCAAGTCAGATTAATATCACAATCTAAAACAGAATGCGCAAATGTTAAAATGACTGCGTCTCCTCAAGGGCATCAAACTTTTGATTTGCCAACAACAATGAGAAAGATGAATACGCCAGATAAGCCAAGGAAGGATAGCTATTCGTCACTTTTACTTGCAAATTGGGGCAGAAAATGTTATCAGTTACTTAACGAAACGGACGAAGAAGAGGTATCTACTTGGGTTCCTCCTATGATGTTCTAATCTTTCACATAAAGTCACATTAAATGTAATATCTACCAAATGGCAAAAAAGAAGTACAACTCAAATTCTCTATATCATAAAGATAGAAAAGCATACTATGCTCAGAAAGAAGCGGAAGCTTCTACTCAACAGCCAGAATTAACTTATAACGACGTCTTCTCTAGCAGAGAAAATATCGAAAAGAGCATTGGGATGGTAGGAGGCAACAGCAGGGGCGGCTCTCTAGGAAGAACTTTCGATAGTGCTTTGGGTGTTGATAGTGAGTTAGCGGCAAGATTTCCAAACCTAATAGGTAGAGGGACTATTTATCGCAGACACTCAGATGGGTATATTGGCATTCAAGAAGTTGTATACTTGTGCCAAAAGGCTTGGGAAGAATTTCAGCTGTTTAGAAATACTATAGAAACTATGGTAGAGTTCTCCGTTTCAGAAATTCAAATCAGCGATAAAAATAGCTCTGCAAAAGCATTTTGCAAAGGATGGTTAGAAGCCGTCAATATGCAAGGATTCTCTGAGCAATTCTATAGAGAGCTTTACAGGTCTTGTAATCTTTTTATTTATAAAATAGGTGGAAAAGTAGATAAGAAAGATATTACCAGCTTAAGAGATGTTAAAAGCGGCAGTGTCAATATACCAGTAAAGTATACAGTTCTTAACCCAGCTCAAGTAGCCCTTGAAGGTGGAGTAACATATGACTCTGCAGTATACAAGATCCTTAGCCCTTACGAGATACAGAGACTTAAAAATCCAAAGACTCCAACTGAGAAGGCTATTTTCAATAACTTAGACAAAGACATACAAGTTCAAATACAAAATTATAGTGAAAACTATGGCAGCTCTCAAGAAACTTTGAGAGTAGCTCTAGAGGATGTTGATTCTATCTTCTACCAAAAACAGGATTACGAATACTTTGCTGTTCCTCTATTCTACGGGGTACTGGATGATATCGAACTAAAAATGGAAATGAAGAATGCTGATAGGCAGATTATTAGCTCTTTGGACAGTATGCTTCTTCTTCTTACTATGGGAGGGGCTAAGGGTAGAGACGGAACTGAACTTCCTCCAAATCCTGAGCATATGGCTTATATGAAAACTCTATTTGAGAACAAGAAAGCTCAACGAGTACTAGTGGCCGATTACACTACAAAAGCAGAATACGTAATCCCAGATATTGATAAGATCATCGGGAAAGCTAAGTATGAGCAAGTCAACGAAGATATTAGAGAAGGCTTGCAAACTGTATTTGGAGGAAACGAAACATTCTCTAATTCGGTTACTAAGGTAAAAATATTTTGCGAAAGACTTCAGAAAGGTCAAAACATATTTAAAAGATGGCTTGAAGACGAGCTTAGTGACGTCTGCAAGAAGATGGGGTTTAATGCTAAGCCAACTGTAAAACTTTCTTCCGTAAGTCTAGAAGATGATGCTCAGATGTTTAGAGTTTATACTAGAATGGCAGAGCTTGGATTCCTAACTCCAGAAGAGCTATTCGAAGCAACTAAAAATGGAATGCTTCCGAACTCTCATGAAAGCATTCTTTCTCAGAGAAAGTTTAAAAAGCAAAAAGAGGAAGATATATATTTCCCTCAAATTTTCAACAATAGTCAATACAATCCTTTGGATGCTGACACGGAAAATACTAACGACAAGGAGCCTTCTGCTAATCAAGTTGGAAGGCCCCCAAGTAAAGATTCTGGCTTCAATGAAGTTAGACAAAGAAGAGTCGGCAGTATTGAACAGCTTTCAATCAAGAGTCTTAAAGATGTGTTGTCAGAGTACGACAGTCTTAAGGAAGATACTAATACCTCCTTTGCTAAAAAATACGGGATACAAGAAGTTAGTGAGAAGCAAAAGGAAATTACAAAGTCTATAGCTTACAACATATCCAAGAATTATGAAATAAAGGACTGGAAGAAGGCTATTGAGGAAGTTATAGAAAAGAAAATCGTATTGAGCAATACGGATGTTGAAAACAAGATTGAGAGCATTTGTAATGATTTTGAGCTTAGTGACGACTTTATGGGTATGTTGATTTATCACTCCAAATAACTTCTCAAGATTGGCGTTACCATGTATATAACTATATGCGCTCTTCGT